AGTAGTCCTTGGTGGCGGTGAGTATGCGGCCGTCAGCCAGGCCCTCGGCGACCAGCGCCGATACCTCATTGCTGCCCTGCGCCGCGCGCAGCGACGCGATCTCGGTGCGCGCGGTGGCAAGCTCAGTCTGCGTGGCGGTGAGCACGCTCAGCGCCACAAACTTCGAGGCGTCGGGCGCATCAGCTTTGGCGCGGAGCGCCGCCACGTTGGTGCTGTGCATATCAAGCACACCTCCCAGAGTCCGGCTGGCAGCCGCCAGGGCGGCGCCGTCGGCATCAAGGCGAGCGCGCAGCGCGGTGAGCGCCACCATAATCTGATCTTCGGAGGCGTCGGCAGGCAGCCCGAGCATCCCGATCAGCAAAGCGGAATATTTCATGGAGTCATCCCCGTGGTCGTACTGAAAATTGGCCGCCGCGCGATTGAAGACTTCCGTAAAGCCATCGAGCGCGGGGTTGTTCGTGAGAGCGCCGTGATAGACGCCAGTGACATTTCCCGCCTTGTCAAAACCAAACACGGGAGAAAAAAAGCGGTATTCCTTGGCCTCGATCATCTGAGCGGCCTTGGCCACCCAGTCCACGATGCAATAGAGGCCATCCTGTTCCATCGACCACGAGCCCACACGGCACCAGCCAGAGGCGGGCGCCTCTTTGCCATTTTGCTCAGCCAGCAGGGTCTGGTGTTCGTAATCGATAACGAGGGGGGTGGATTTTGCGTTGAGCGCAGCGGCGATCTGCTGGCCGCGCGCTGGCGTCAGTACCCAAGCCGACACCGACATCTTGCGGCCATCAGCCGGTGTGAACGAGCCAGCCGGCAGGAACCGCATGCGGAAGCCGCCGTCCCCCTGCTTGGAGCAGGAGGCAATATCAAAAGTGAGGCCCGACAGTAGACGTTTCATGCGATCCAGTATGCGGATCGCGCGAGAAAGCCTTTACTGAACTAATTCAGGAAATGAGGCCCATAGAGCCTATGAGGGGGGCAGAGCAGGACCGATGCCGCGACCGGACAGAGATCGACGCCGCCAGGGCGTTTATAAAGGCTCTAAACGCCCGGCTGGCGCCCTGATTCGGGTAAGACTACCCAAACCGGGGGGTTTTGCCTACACTGGCAGCCAGGCAGGTGCGACACGGTGATGATTCTCGCGGCCGTAGCACAGGGGCGACCCTGGAGCGTCATGGGGGGTAGCGGTGGATAACCACCGGTGCGAGGCCCCCCCACCTGCCGACCTATTCCCCGCGCTGTGACCGTCGGAGTAACTTCGCCTTCTGCTTTTCCCGAACCGCATCATCGCGGCTTACGCGGCGGTAGCTCTGCAGGTAAAGCTCTTCGCCGGCCTTGGCAGCTTTGACCACCGCGACAAAGCCGTCCGGCTCATCAAGCATGAACACCAGCGTGTTATCCGCTTCCTGGAACGAGTCCCCGTAATCCACCACCTTTTGCACATGGCGATATTCCTCGGCGCGGATTTCGGGGTGGTGCAGCTTCTGCTTGGCCGCCGTCACGTCCGACATCACCACCGTCTGAGCCTTCGCGCCAATCGCCTCGCGCAGCTCGGCACGCAATATTGCCACCTGGAATTCCCCGGCCGACACCTGCCCGGCCGTCGGCTTCGGCGCCAGGGCGTCATACCAGCCACGAAATTCAGGGCTGTCAACAATAGCCGCCACGGTATTGCGGGCGATGGCCGGATCGGCGCGGTTTAGCTTCGCCGTCAGCACCTGCGTCAGTTTCGGGCGGCCCTCCCCGATGGGGTAATTGAACGCCGGGTCCACGCCAGCCGGCACCATCATGCGGCTGCCCGTGCGGGGGTTCACATATTCCTGGGCCCGTTCCGCCGGGCCATCGACAACCGTCAGCCCGCGCGCCTTGACCATCGCTTCCGACAGCTGGGTCATCAGGCATTTGCAGCCCCACTCCTTGATCGGGTAATGCAGCTTCACCCACGGGTCGGTAACGCGCACCACCATCTTGTCCCACGCGAGATGGACGGCACGGGGGTGGTGGCTCTGGCCACCGTGGTATTGCAGGTACGGTAGGTCTTCGGCGGAATCCTGCACGCGGTCCCATTGCCCTTCGGAATAGGCACGGCGCATGTTCGTCGCGTAAATCGTCTTCAGCCGACGCGGGCAGCCCAGCTGCACATCCACGGTTTCGCCGGTCAGCGGGTCCACCGCCTGCTGGCGGCCCCACCACCCCTTGTCCTGGAGTGTCGGCGTCAGGTTTTTTGCAAACTCACCGAGCGACTGGCCGTTTGCCAGCGCATCGTCGACGGCCGCGCGGATATCAGAAAGGATATCCACCGACGCGCACCGGGCCACTGTGAACGCAGCCTGGTGCTCTTGAGGCTCGATGTCCCGGTAATCGAACGAAGTCTTATATCCCTTCGCTTTGAAATACCGGATCGCCTCTTCGGCAGGCAGCGGTCGCAGCGAGATTTCGGTCATCAGTCCGCGCCACCAGTAAAGATGGACTCATGCTGCTTTTGCTCAAAGCGCACACCAGCCCGGTGCGCACGGCGCAGCATCGTGTGCACCTTGGATATCAGCTGTGAGGGCAGCTGGTAATACCCCAGCCTCTCCCCGTTTTCCCGCAGCCACTTGTTGAACGCAATGGTGGCCTCATTCGGCTCGTTCTGGCTGGCCATAAATCATTCCCCATGGGGCGCATGCTATGCCGGGCTGCGCACCCCCTCGTCGATGATTGCTCCCCACGCCCGGTTGCAGGGAGCTGCGGTGGTTTATGCTTTCACGGCCCTGCCGAAAAACCGCGCTACAAAAGCCCCTTCCGCAATCTGCTTTTGCAGCTCTTCTACATCGAGCAGCTCGCCCAGCTCCGGCAGCCGGCGCTTGAGCTCCTGCAGGTCTTTGCACTCAGATATCAGCGCCGCGAGCTGGTCCCGCACTGGCGTCACCACCCGCTGCCACTCATCACCCATGGCATCCGTGAGGCCGTCAATCTCATCAGTCACTGCCAGCTGCCGCGTCAGCGCAGCACGGCGCAGCGCTGTCGGCGCAGGAGCCGCCGCAGCCGACGGAATCAGTACCTCGTCGCCTTCCGCCGGTACCGGAATGCAGAGCTTGTCGTACACATAGTTGGTGCCAATGCGTAGCCCCATGTTCACCAGCGCAGGCAGCGCCTCGGAATAGAGCTTCATGTCATCGGGGTCACGCGTGTCAAACTCAAAGCGCGGGCAGCGCCGGGGGTCAACCGGCGTGCTGGAGTTCAACACCGCGAGCGGGTAAATCAAATCGCGGGAGAGCGTATTGGCCAGCTGGCGCGCATCGGCGTTGCGGATATCAATGCGCACTTCGTTATGCACATTGCCGAGCGCCTGGCTGCCCACGCCGTCGGTCGAGCTCGTGAGCGTGCCGCCCAGGATCGCCTTCGAGATCATCGCATCGCAGCGATTCATCATCAGCTCAAAAGGATCGCCGGTCCCTTCTGCCGCCGCCATGAAATCGATGGTCATGCCCTGGGGCATCATGCCGGCCGCGTTGTGCCCCAGCATCGTCACAGCACGCAGCAGCGTCGCCTTTTCCTTTTCACTCGCGCCGGGCGGGTATTTGGCAATGCGGGGTGGAATCCCATAGATTTCCAGGAACTCGGCGAGGTCACGCAACGCCATGTTCTTGAACATCCAGGGCCACACCAGGCAGCGGAATAACCCGGCGCGCGTCATGTAGCCACTCTTGGCCTTGTGGTCGTGGCTGATCCAGCCAAAGGGACGCAGAATTCCGCCGGTGTAGGTGCCGTCGCGCAACGTGATCTGGTTGCGGTCTTCCGGGTTCGCCATGAACCAGGCAGGGTCACGATAATCAAATGACTTCGGCAGACACCCCTCGGGGGTCTGCTCCCAGTTCATTTCAATGCGCGAATAGCCCTTGCCGATCGCATCGAGCATGTCAAAGAGCAGCTGGCTAAAATCCGGCAGTTCCTGGAAGAGCTCTGCCATATCATCCGCCAGCTGCTGCTCAGCGGCCGATGGGTTGCGTGGCGCCTTGATCGACCAACCCAGACCGATCACCGCCATCTTGCGCTTACTGAGTTCCGCCAGCAGGTGCGCGTCCTTTTCCTCCATGTCCTCAAAGAGCCACGCCTGGTCGATCAGTTGCCCGATCTCCGCCATCTGCAGAATGCGCGCCAGCTTTTCAGGCGTCAGGCCGCGTGTGGGGTGCCCGGCGACCGTATGCTTGAGCCAGCTGAGGGCCGCCGTCTGCTGTTCATGCAGATCATCCCGCTGCAGCGGATTACCGGCGATATCGACGAGAAAGGAGTCCATGATTACCTCTAGTAGCAGCCGGCTTGACCAGGCTCGTTGTCAGTGTCGTCGTCACGGAAGCGACGCTTATCGGATGCGTCAGCGCGGCCGGCCGACGTCCATTCCGCCGGTACCACCGGCTGGCGGCTCGCAGCATGCGCGAGCAGGTGAGCAATGGCGCTGTCACCGTGGCGGCTGTTGCCATCCTCACCGACGGTGCGCTTATCAGGAATGCGTGCGACACCCTTGACCATCTTGAAGGCACGATGGTCATCAATAATGTCTTTGTCAGCGGGAATACCCGACAGCGTGCCGTCTTCAAGATCGGCCTTGAACGCGGGTGTATTTTCCCGGTACCAGGCTTCACTGAATTGCACCGCTTCTACAATGGCGCCGTACCTGTAAACGGCTTGCTCGGCCAGATAGCCACCATTACCGCCCGCGTCGAATTTGCTGCCGCGTAAATTCGGCAGCCGGTCTAAGCAGAAGAACACGACCTGTTCTTGCTGCTTGTAGGGAATATTGGCAAGTTCGAGCACGAACAACGTGAAGCAGTCCATGTTCTGGCGCTGGCCGAGAAACCAGTCCACCGACAAGTCGCTCCGGCGGGCAAAGTCCTTGCCGTGGAACGTGTTGATGTTCGGTGGCAATGCATCCAGGAGCGGCTTGACCTTGTCATCAAGCAGATCCTGTATTTCCTTGTAACGCGCATCCTCAGTCCATATCTCGAACATGGGCGGGGCCTTAAAGCGCACAACAGGAATGCCCTTTTCAGACCGGCTCATGAGCAGCTGATGCGTCAGCCAGGTACCGTTACCCCTGGCAGGAATAACATCGAGCTCTTCCCCATCGCGTCCCTTGTAGAAGCTACGAACCTTCTTGACCCATTCATCCTGCTCTTCCTGCACCCAGGGAATTTGCTTGCGCAGGCAAACCCGGTAATACAGTCCCTGGGCAACGGCCTCGTCGAAGGTAATGCGGTGCACCGTGCCGGCCTGCTTGCCAGCCCGGATATCATTGACCAGGCCATTGAAAGGATTGTCATCACCATTGTGCGAGGAAATGACACGCACCTTCCCGCCCCAGATCAGGAACGCCAGTGCTGCCGTCAGCAGCAGCTCCAGGTCTTCGCAAAAAGCCCCTTCGTCAATAACGAGCACACCCTGCCGACCGCGCAGGTTCGAGGGCCGCGACGTCAGTGCCTCAATGCGGAAGCCCGAGTTGGGAAATTCGATAACGTATGTTTTGATATACCGCTTTTCGGGGTCTTTGATTTCATCCCCGTCATCCCATATGCCCTCGCTAATGGCTGAGGCGGTCTTGTTAAAGACCCTGGCCCACATGGCGCAGGCCTGGATGAATTCAATCGTCATGTCCTTGTTATAGGACGTGTAGAACACATTCTGGCCACCGGCCATTTTATTCGAGGCGGCGATCAGCACGTCATCGGCTGCCTCGGCCCAGGTGAGACCGACGCGGCGCGATTTCTCGGCTACCTTCAGCTCGCACGGGTCGGCAACCCATGCCTGCTGATACGGCAGCAAGGCGGCGGGTGCCTCCAGGGCGGAATCATCAGGCAGGAAGGCGGCGATATCGCTCATGCGCCGATACCCAGAATTTCACGGCGAATGGCATCGGCATCTTCTTTGGAGAGGCCGGTGTTCTTGACAATCTTGGCCACCTTCTGCGCAGCTGCTTCAGCTTTGTTGCGTAGCTCAATCTCCCATTTTTTCAGAGCCATGCTCGAGCGACTGAGGTCGGCAATTCCCCGCGACACCTTCGTCAGCATGACCGCACGTGCCTCAAGGTTCACCCCTTCCTCGTCCAGTTCCTGCAGGTCCACCAATACCTCGAAGAGCTGTGACTGGACGATACTGACGACAGCACGCGACATCGAGTCTTCATCGTCGCCGGTTTGCTTGGCGATCATCTGCGCGGCCTGTGAGCTGGCCTTGATAGCGTCGAGTTTGCGCTGCAGCTTTTGCCCATACCGGCCAATCGTCGATTTCCCGATGGAAAATCCCCGCTCAGCCAGCATCTGCTCCAGCAGCTCATAGCCCTGGAATCCACCCTCCGCGAGCGCATCATCCAGCCACTGGCGCACGTCATCGGGCAGTCCCTGAATTTTTGAGCGCGGCGGCATATCAGCCCCACTTCACAGGGCGGTTAACACCGGGGTCACAGTCCACGGAGTATTCGACGATATCCGTGCCGTAGCGATCCAGCTCGGCAAACCAGGGCCCCTTCGGGTCTTTGCGAATCTGAATGAGCTTGCGGTGCTCCAGATAATGGAGGTCGCGCCTCAGCTCGTTCTGGGTGGCATCGGCGTAAATGGCCTGGATAGTGCTGAGCAGCACCGCTTCATGGGCCTCATACGGCGCCGCATTGTGCAGTGCGAGCAGCATGTACCACCGGATGTTCGGGCTTCGCGGATCAGCGATGAGTGTCATCGTTCTTCCTTCCGTATTGAATCATGGTAAATAGCCGGTCCAGCTTTGCTTCAATCACCGTCTGCCCGCGCACATAGTCATCGCGCATCACAAACGACTTGGGCAGATCAGCTTTGTGCACCAGGAACTCGCGCTCAAGCTTCGATATCTGCTCAAAGGCATGAGCCCAATCCTCGCGGTCCTTTTCCCGCTCGGCCTTGAACGTCTCGAATTTATCGTCGAGGCTCTTGTTGAAGAGGCTCAGGAGCAGCTTGAACGCCCCGGCGGCAAACGTGAAAAACGCAATCAGAAAAGTCACGAGCTCCCAGGGCTCGAACTGAATCACCTGCACGCTCATGGCCGCCTGCGCTCCTGAAATTCCTGGCATTCCACGCACCGCGTGGTGCCGGGCATCGCCAGCAGGCGCCGCTTTGAAAGTCGTACTCCGCAGTCCGCGCAATCACGAACGGCATTCAAAGCCGGCGCCGGAGCAGCGCCGCTGACGCGCAGCCGCAAATGCGCCTCCATCAGCCGCCCCCGCTCTTCGTCTTCCTGCGCGCGATCAGCAATATCCATTACTTCGGCACCTGCAAATAATCGAGTAGCCCGTTCACCTGGTCGGCGAGGTGCTGACAGCGTTGGCCGTAGTCGGCAATGTGGTCGTGTATGTCGGACTGCTGAACGCCGGAGTCGAGTAGCTCGGTGTCAGCGCCCGAGGCAGCGACGGGCGCCGGACCAGCTCCTGCGGCAGAGACTGCTTCAGGACTTGGCACACCGATGGCGGCGTTGTAGTCGCGCACGAAGCCACGAGTAAAAACACACCGAGGCAGAGCAACAGGCGCGCTGCCCTGCGCAGGGATATAAGTAGACGTAACATAACGGGTCCGCTCCTTCAGTTGCGCCGCCTGCGCGCTGAGCGCCGCGTCGTCAGTGTCAATAACCGCCTCGGCCGCAATCGCGCGTGCCTGGGCATCCTGCAGTAGTTGTGTGGCCCTGCGCTGATCCGCCAGCTGCTGCTGCGCCGTCTGGTCCTGCACCTTCGCCAGCGCAGCGCTACCGAGCGCATCGGCCGTCGAGTAGCCCAGTTTGAAGCCACCGCCGCCCGCCGCCGCTGACGCGAGCAGCACAGCAATCAGCAGCATGCCGGGTGTAATTACAGGGATTTGCATGCGTTACCCTCCGCCACACCCGGCCCAAAGCCAGCGCGGACATAAAGTGGTTCATAAAGGAACATGATGCGTCGCGGGTAAGCCCGGTTCTGCACATCGCTCGCCGCGCTGCGCCCCACGTTCATAGCCTCGACAACATCAAAATACACACCGGCGTCCAGGCCCTTGAGCCGTGCCGCTTTTTCCATCTTGATAATCCAGCCAGGGCCACTGTTGTACGACGCCAGAGTCTTCCCCATGTGCTGGCAGTCATTCCGCGCGGTAAATATCCGCCAGAGACTCTGGTCGTACCGGAGCAGCGCCCGCATGGCCCAGGCCGGGTTATAGGCGTTCACGTCGGAAAGATCGGCATACCGCGACCCCATATCGCGCGCCGTCCCCGGCATGAACTGAGCCAGCCCCTGCGCACCAACGCCGGAGCGCGCCTCCGGGTTCCAGCCACTTTCCTGCCCGATCTGCGATGCAAAGGTCGCCACCGGCGCATCCATGCCCCACACAAAGTGGGCATTGCGGATAAACGTCAGCCGGTACGCCAGCGCCTGGTGCGGCACAGACTCCGCATGCGCCGGCCGCGCCATGCAGAGCGCCATCAGAATGAGCACGAAGACAGCCGCCGCAAACAGGCAGACCATCCACACCACCCCATGTACCGACTTCGAGTCAGCCATCTTCTGTCTCCCAAACCTCAATACCTGTCAGAACAAACAGGTGGTAATCGCGGCATTCCCGTTTACCTTGGTGCCCTCATTCCAACCACGCGCACCGCGCAGGAGTCTTTATGTCCAGCACCAACTGTCCCAAATGTGGACACTCAACGTTTAAAACACAGGAGATCACCCCACGGGGATCAAATTTCAAATTCCTTTCCGTCCAGTGCACATCGTGCAATTCGCCGATAGGCCTCCTGGATTACTACAATACTGGTGCTCAGCTAATTGCCCAGGAGAAGCAAATTAAGGACATCCAGAGTCAGTTGGCTGTCATTCACAACATGGTCGCCACCATCGGCAACGTTCTTAGCCGCCGATAATGCCGGCCGTCGGCAGCGGCCGGAGCAGATGCTCACCCAACGCAATGGCCTCAGCAGACATATGCGGCGGATACTCCGGCCCCTGCCAAACCGAGCTGGTAGAGGTACACAGTTCCATCTGTGCTCTGGCAGTTTCCTCGCTCTGCCACCATTCCAGATCGCTTCCTTCCGCTTCGACATTCCCAGGATTTGAGCTGTTCATCACCATCTCCAAAAAGGGGCGGAAAGCGCACCCTGTGCTAAGCTGCCAGTCCCCACCAACAACCAAGCCGCAAGGGGCTTTCCATGGATAAAGAACCCGTCAATCAATTCGCTGCATATGTCGCCGGGCTACAAGCGACAGTGGTTCATCTAGCTCAGTTGCTCGTCAGCTATGGCGGCCTCGACGCTGAAGCCGTTGCCCGATCAATCGAGCATTCCGCCAACATCCTCCCGCCAGGTGCCTTTCGAGAAACTCAACAACAGGCAATGAGGCAACTGGCGGAGGGCTTGCGCAGGTCAGCCTCCGTCAAGGACGGGCTCAAGTTGGTTCCCGGAGAGGATGCCAACGGCAACCCCAACCCCGTCCCGTTCCCCGGCGGAAAGCCTTCCGAGGATTCCTGACAAACTCCCAGTTACTTCTTCAACCCACTCCCGACTAATACGGGTCGGGAGGATTGGGAGTCCGGCTGAAGCGTCGCCCATCTCACGCCCCCAGCGTCAGCCCGATCATCACCGCCCCAAACACCAGCGCCCGGCGCAACTGAACGGCAGCAAAAAGAACCGCCTGAGAAATCCCAGGCGGGTTTCCTGCACCATCACCGGCGCTCAAAAAGGAATGGGGGCGTGCGTAAGGGGCAATCTCGCGATCGATCCAGTAAGCCATCACGGCCGCTATCGCGACCAGATTCAGCTTGAAGAGCAGCTCACCGAAATGCTCAGGCTGCAACAGGGCATTGGCAGCAAGCAGAATGACCGCCACGCTGAACCACCCCGCCATGCGCGGCAGCTTCACACTGATCGGCCGGTTCTTGATATACCAGTCGAGGGCCAGTACGATGCACACAGCC